CACGATTATGACTGAAAAGGATATACCCACGGTAACTGATATACTTCAAAGACACCTCAAGGAATATTCGATCGCACCACACGTAGACGATGCATACGTGCGACGATGGTTATTACCAAAAGAAGGCGTAGTCTATTCGTACATAGATGGCGACAAAGGATTTACGTCATATTATGCCGTGCCATACACGTCTGTCAAGACTGGTATAGATGTCAAACAGGCATACATGTTCTATGATACATCTGATGGTGATATGCGAGACGCCGTGATATTGGCGCGTAATGCGGGGTTTGATGTGTACAATACTTTGGATGTTGGTTTGAGTATGAGTACACTCCGTGATTCAAAGTTTATGAAAGGCAATGGTCATAATCACTGTTACGTTTACAATTGGTCTTGTGGAGATATTTTACCTAATGAAATATTCATGAGATTTTTCTAGTCTATAAAATTTTAAGAAAAAAAAATATTTTTTTAAAAACTTTCTTTTTAAAAAAGAAAGTGTAAAAATAAAAAAAAATTTTTTGTGTTTTAAATTTTGAAAAAGTATGGTGTTACTTAGAGAATAAAATGGTATATACCACAAATGATATCTGGAGGAGACGGAGGTGCAAATACAAATGCGAGTGGTAAACCATTCGAGCAATGTGTACTCATGAACCACGATCCAACCAAGGGGTACATGATCGGTAACACAAAATTTAGATTTTTCAAACAAGGTGCGTTTACGAGACACATGTCGGACTTGAAAAATCCATATTGGACGCATGACAAACAACCCGATGGTGCGTACGTGAGTGAAGATAGAAACACCGTGTTCATCATCGAGTGTAAACACCAAATCGTGAGTGGTACGGCGGACGAAAAACTTCGATGTGGTCCGTGTTTACTCGAAGAATATAAAGAACTCTACCCGAGCGTGAAAAATATATACATGATGTTTATCATCAATGATTGGTGGTTTAGAAAGAGAAAATACGAGATTCCTATAAAATTTAACGAAAAACACGGGATTCCCGTCTTTTTAGCGAAACATGGGGATAAGATATGGAAGTTTCACATAAATAAAAAAACTAATAAATGGACGTTATATCCAGCGTTGTACACGGTAGATGAAAACATCATCAATGATTGGATGATGCAACAATTACTTCAGTCGTCGTAGATTCCGGATTCTTACTATTTATAGCTCTCCGAGCCTTCACTCGTGTGATAGTGTACTCAGAAAATGCATTATTCACTAATTCCACATCCGCATTACTCATAACAAATCGTGCACCAAGTGCCTTCACTGTTTCGAATAATTCCTCGTGGTCACCGATTCCAAACCCGTCCTTTGTGTATCCCACAAAGGACGTTTTTGTCTCCGGAGCGTATGGCGGGTCCAAATATACAAAGTCACCTTGTTTGACCCTGGCTAAGGATTCTCTGAAATCACAGTGTGTAAACTCGACACATCGAAGCGCCTCACTCGTTTTTAAAAAATCCTCGAGTGTCATAAACTTTGGTGTCGTTTTATAGTGGCCGTACGGTACGTTAAATCCATGTGGACCTTCTCTGTACATACCCCTAAAACACGTTTTGTTTAAGAAAATAAACATACTCGTGTGCCCGGGTGCCCCCGAATTGTATAAGTGTCGAATCCAATAATAATAACTTTCTTTCGATGTCATCGCTTCGTCGCTGTTTGTTGGTTTTCTGTGAATGACATTACCCGTGATTGAATCATACGTGTTTAGTAATTGCATGACTTGTTCGTGTATATCGACTGGTTTTGATTGCACGTCTTTGTACGTTTGAATGAGATGTTCGTTTAAATCATACGCGTATACCTTTCCTTGTATCTTCAAGTGTTCGAGTGCGGCAAATAACACGCTTCCACCACCGACAAATATTTCATGATAATCATTTATTTCGGCGGGAAAAGCACCTAAGACATCATATAAGATTTGTGTTTTTCCACCAACCCACTTAAGAAAAGGCTTCATATTAATACATAAGGCCAAAGTTTTAAGTCATGGATCAAGTGCGTAAGTATCACAACGACGAAAAACGAGATTTGATACGCGCTGTCACGAAAGAAGGTGACGCGGTACTGGATGTTGGCGCCGGGTTTGGGGGTGATATTGGTAAGTGGAAACATGCGAGAGCGAATGTAAGCATGTGTGAACCATGTTTAGATGCACTCGAAGAAGCCAAAACGCGTGCAAAATATTACAAAATGCAGATCAACTTCTACCACGGCGACATAACAGCTGTACCACACAGGAAATACGACATCGTGTGTTATAACTTTTCACTACACTATATATTCGCCACGCGTGAATTGTTCATGACGTCCATACGCGAAATAAGTAAACGCATGAAACCGGGTGGTAAGCTCATTGGTATCATACCAGATTCACAACAGATTATATTTAAAACACCCATCAGACACGATTCAGGAAGTTTTTTTATCATGAAATCTACGAGTCACGGTGATTTTGGTGAGAAGTTATTCGTACATCTCGAAGATACACCGTATTACCAAGACGGTGCAAAGTCAGAGCCCATTGCACACAGAGATATATTAGTGACACACTTAGAAAAGTTAGGATTTAGTTTAACTGCATGGGAACCATTACATGGAAATCCAATATCAGAGCTCTACTCGAAATTTATATTTACTTATAAGAGATGATACTTGCAGTACTATTAGTATTTGTAAATGTATATATACTGTTAACCACAAAACAACCAGAGAATTTATACATCGTTCGAGAAAAATATAGAACCCTCAGGGAACATCTGCGCGAGACACAAAATGAAGAATTTAAACAACTTTGTGTCGAGATTCCAATCACCGCACACCACCGTGCCCAAAGTGGAAGCGTCGGTTACAATGTAAACAAGGGAAACGAGATAGGTATATGCATAGATGGTGAACCAAACCAAATATTCCACGTGCTCATACACGAACTCGCACACTGTGTCGCGAGAGAATACTCACACGACGACGATTTCTGGGATAAGTACGACAAGCTCAAAAGCATATGCTTATCGATAGGCATATACCAAGAGATACCAGAAAAGACAAAGTTTTGTGGTAAACACATCCAGGATAAATAATGTGTGTCTATCATAAATGCGCGAATTAGCTCTGTTGATCACCTTGTGGATATCCACACTTTTCATCATGTATAGTCCACTCATGCTTCGAGACGCCAAGTCTCCAGCGAATACGTGGTTAGTTGTGATAGCGTTGACACTCGTACTCCCACAATTCATTAACATGATTGCACGTGGCTATGGCAAATTTAATCGCTTTGCTGTTGATTACAACTTCATGTTCACTGCGAGTATGTCGACATTCCTCATATTTATTGGATACATTCAAAACAAAAAGTTGAAAGATCATATCACGTCGTTCGGTAAAGATATTGAAAGCACGGGAGTTACGCTCGGTCTTTTAATACCTACATTTATCGTTGGTTTGATGTTGAGTTATCAGTTGTTCAGAGGTGCTATGTATTTGCACTATCTTTAAGCGTAACGCTTGAGGACATAGAAAATACTAGCCGCGACAGCGCCTGTTGCGGCGAGGCCAACCATGCTTCGGTGTCCTTGTTCATTTAAGAACTGTGGCACGTAGTTTGCGAGTTTTTCTTGCACAGGCTTACTGATGGCAGCCGCGGTACACACCGCGACGACGACCGCTTGCATCTGCTCGTCAGTAAGGTTGAAAGGATTCTTCGTTTGTTGAGCCATGGCTTGTTGCTGTGGCTGTTGCATCATCATTGGCTGTTGCATCATCGCAGCTTGTTGCATTCGTGGATCAGATTCCATCATTGGTGGTTCGAGTGGCATTTCGGGTTGTCCCATCATGATATCGGAGATTGGGGTGGAATCCATGGTCGTTTCTTTATTTTGACTCATATTTTTTTCGGGTTGGTTTTGTTGCACAAAAGATGTTGTGAGAGGCACCATACCATCGTCATTATCAGATAGATTCAACGTACGAACGTCGCTCGACATTTATGTATATTGATTTTTTTGAAATGCGTGAGTGACGCATCCATTATTTACGCTTGACTATAGTGAGCGCTGTTTTCTTGGTCGCCTTCTTAGCGTCGGCCTCCTGCTGTTCCAAATATTTTGGATTATATGTTTTTTTATGCATACTCCAAAGTTGTGGACTTCCTACTCTGAATCCTTTTCGTATTTTAGCCTTGTACCAAAACACACAGTCCTGTATCTTGTTTGATTTTACTGTATTATCTAACACGAGACATTCATAGTTTTCCGTACATTCATCCATGACCTTGCAAAACATATCAAACGAAGGGAATATACCAAAAAATGATTTATACAATTTTTCTCTGTTCTGTATGATGTTTTCCCTGAGCATAAACACATAATCTACATTTGCACGAAGTGCTGGTGGCAAATCCATGACATATTGCATGGTTAACATGAAAAATATGTTATAGTGTCGACCATTCATAAAACATTGTCTGATTCGTGTCTCTTTTAAAAATTTGGAGTCGTACATACAATCATCGAGAAGCATGAAAGCCCCGTTACCACGGTTCTTACCCTTCGTCCCAACGAGTTTACGTTGTCTCGATAAAACACGGTCGACGGCTTCTCCGTCGTATTCACCATACACACACACGTCCGGTATGAACTCACCATAGAAGTGGTTACCTTCCTCCGTGCCTGAAAGAACGATACCGGCTGGGATATGTTTCTTGTGATACATGATATCTTTGACAAGCGTGGACTTACCTGTGTTACGTTTTCCTATGAAAACACAAATGCGGTCATCGTCCATTGTTTCCGGTCTGAATTTCCGTAACTGAATGTTCATTCTAATTTAGTGTATCGTTTTATTTCGCAAAATTTTACTCACAAATAATAGGAATGTCGGGTCGTTTAACACTCGCAGCCACTGGTATCCAGGACAGGTGGTTCACCGAAGAACCACAATACTCTCATTTTCTATCGAGATTTAGGCGTCATACGAAATTTGCATTCGAACAGTTCGAGGTTCCATTTGAACGATTCAAGGAATATGGAAATGAGACGACAGCTCTCATACCGAATAGCGCTGGTGATTTGATAAAGGGTATCACACTCAATATGGATTTACCACCACCCGTACCATCGTCTGAACACAATACAACATTCACGCTTTCGAGTGGTTCAGTTACGGGGAGTCTCGAACTTAACGGCACCACGACAGCGAGTCTCGATGTGTACCAAGGTGTGACGTATGTGTTCAACACCGGAAGTGAAGAGTTTGAAGTGGTAGGTGCGAGTGTCAAAGATTACACCGCTGAAGAAATTACACCAGGTAGTTACAGAATAACATTGAATATAGAAGTAAATATAATTGGTACATACACAGATGCACGAATTCAACTGAAAAGTAACCCAATTGATTACTATATGATCCTTAATGTAAAACAAATACGATGGAATGCGTCTACACCGACAAAAATGATTAAATATGCGGATATTCTCATAGGTGGACAAACTATTCAGCGTCTCACGGGTGAATACATATACATGTATAACCAATTAAACTATACACAAAATGATTCAGATTTCACATTGGTCGCGACGACGCTTCACAATAGCTATCCAATCATTAACGACGCCGTTTACAGTGCATACACGGATTTCCAAAAATATAAAGTACAGTTACCCTTTTACTTTCATAAACACCCAAGTTTGAGTATTCCCGTGTGTGCGCTATCAAAACAACTCGTCGAAGTTAAAATTAAATTCAGACCCATCGATGAACTCACGGTTGAATATGATTTGTCTACACAAACGCATGCAACGACTACCATACGTTCTAATGTACAATTGAGAAATATGAGCCTATTCGTTGATTTTGTATACATCAACGACGACGAAAAAAGTTTTATACTCACGAGACCTATTGAATATGTCATAACACAGACACAAGTCGCAGAGATAAAGTTGGATGCGGGTGTGTCTCAACGGTCGGTGATGGTTAATTTCAAACACCCAGTCAAAGAACTATTCTTCATAGCTACAAACAACAGAACACAGGCTCATGTACCCATAAAACGTGTCAATCTTAAATTTAACAATAACACTGTCATCGACGCAGATAACTTGCAACTATCAGCGGAACAACCACTCAAACACTACACGAATGCAATACACGAAGACTACGAATTTGGTGTGTATAGCTTTTCTCTCAAGCCACAGGTGTATTATCCAACTGGACAGGTAAATATGAGCCGCGTGATACACAAACTATTAGATATAGAAATTGATAATCCAAATGCACTGGATACACACACAATTCGTGTATATGCATCCAATTATAATGTACTTCGTATCAATGGCAATATTGCTGGGTTAAAATTTTAGAGTGTAATATTAGTAATGGCTGGTAGGGTTCAATTAGAAGCCGTAGGCCCACAGGACAGGTTATTTACAGATGACCCAGAATACACCTATTTCATAAAAAATTTTAAAAAGCATGGAAACTATTCAAAGTTCTACAATGATTTAGATTTCAGTGGACACATCGAATTTGGAGAAGATATTACATGTGTCATACCACAAAACCAAGGTGATTTATTAAAAGGCGTCAGTGTTAAGATCACACTCGATGGCATAGATCAAAACTTAGTATCTGGATACGACCACATCACGTATGTCGAGTCTATCGCACAAGCCATGATAGAGTATGCAGATTTATACATAGGGGGTACACTCATACATAGAGTTCCATCGGATATGTTAGCGATTCACTCGGAATTGTTTGTTACACAATCACAGCAACGTAGTCTTTCCAAGCTCGTGGGAAAACCATTTCAAGTGTTTTCTGTATTCGACGATTACTACAAGCAAATACGCGAAAACCTCGTGACTAAATCTAAAACCACACAGTCATATCGCGTGGACATACCGTTCTTCTTTCATAACAATGTAGAATTGGCTATCCCTATTCATGCCATCACTAAACAAGAAGTAGAAATACGCCTTAAACTCAGGAAGGCGGAAGATTGCATATTTGCGCACAATGACCATATAAATAACAATATTAGTGAGAGCTACTACATAGGTAAGAACCCAACGGGTCTCATAAAAGATATGAAACTTGCGTTGGAGATGGTGAGTCTAGATGATAAGGCGGTAGAATCTGTCATAGATTATACAATCACACAGACGCAGCAGAATATATTCGAACTCAAACACGCGGATTCAAAATATAACGCATCCACATTAAGTCGAGATCATGAATTACGACTCGGATTTAAAAATTCAATCAAAGAATTGTTCTTCGTGGTTCAAGATAAATTTGACAACGATACGTCGACTGTCAATGATTTTGCAACACCGTTCCAATATTCATCGGAATCGAACTTTGATAATCACGTCACGTTTACGAATTCTGAACAAGTGAAATACATTGGACTCACGTGCGATGGAGATGAAATACTCAACGATGTGACAGGGAATTTAGTACACTTACGAGCCATTCAACCGGGTAAGCATCACTCGCGAACACCCTTATATAGACGCATTTACATGTATAGTTTTGCACTTGAACCAGAACGCTGGTATCCTACTGGCCAAATGAACTTTTCGGTCGTAAAGAATCAACTGCTCACCGCAGGTCTATTCGACTACGCATCAAACAAAGATAAGCAACTTAGAGTATACGCGACTAGTTACAACATACTCCGTGTGGAGAACGGAACTGCAACTTTATTATTCAACACATAATGAGGACAGGTTTTGATCTCACGAACGACACAAGCGCACAAAATCAACAGCTCGCCGAAACATTGATGAATATCATTACACCGGTATTTGAAAAAGGTATGATGCTCGCATGTGAATATGCGAAGGCGTGTGGTAGAGATGCCATTCTCATGCAAGACGTGGAATACGCGATGAAGTATTGTGCCATGCATGAAGTTGGTGAAAAGATAGGGTCGTATTTTCCGGAAATATACGAGGACGATGGAGATGAAGAGGATGACATGGAAGTCATTGATGAAGGTGACGTTGAGTTTACGAGGTACACAGGCGATGAACCTAGGTTCAAGGCTATTAATGCCGCGTATGACACATGGGACTCATGGACACCAGAGAGTCCGTCAGAACAACTTTTAAAAAATGCCATTGATAGTAATGGACACTAATCCGGAGGGGTGGACAGCGACGGAATATAAAAAATTTAGAGTCGATGAGTCCGATTCTGAGTCCGATTCAGATTCCGATTCGGACTCAGATGAAACTTCCCAGAAGAAAACCACTATGAAGGGGTATAAATCCAAAGAGTATAAGAAGATACTCGTGATCGAGGATTTACTTCCAGAATAAATTTTCTGTGACTACTATATAAAATGTCTACCGCTGCCGAAACCGTCACTCTCGTGAGCCAAGAGCTCGAAGCTCAATCGTTGAATGCCATTGTTGCGGGCTTCTCGTTCGCGGCAGCCCTTTCTTGGATGGACCTCGTTCGCTGGATCGTGAACAAGGTTGTCAGCGTTAAGCAAAACGGTGGCATGAACTACACGCTCACCGCGTTGTTCACCACTTTGTTGTCCATCATCGTGTACTTGGCCATGTCGCGTCTCTCGACCCGTGTCCAAAAGCCAACGCAACCAATCTTCGCGGTCACTCGCTAAGTTTTCTTTTTGGTTACCAACAACAGGACAACACCAACAAATACAATAAGAAAGATGGATACAAACGCATCCCATCTATGTACATCCTCAAATTCAGGGATGTACACAGGTGGTGGAAGAGAGAAATCTCGTTTCACCTTAGGTACATTTTCCAATTTATCTGTCGAACACGTTAACGCGAGCTTGAGTACATGATTTGCATATCTGAAATCATAAGGTACGAGGCGACCATTGCTACTGTAAAAGAATTGCACTCGTATACTCGATATGGTCTTTTGTGATCCCGAATCAAAGTTGTGTTCTACGGCATCTTCGCTGCCCGAGTAATTTATGACATCTCCACACACGAGTATGCGCCCAGTGTAAAATGGTGTTTCGGAATACACAGTCTTGTTAAACTCGTCGGAACCACTACTTAATTTCAATACAAATGCATCTACACCTTGAAGATTAATAGACCCAGTTTTTAACGTATTATTCACCGAGTGTATGTTATTTGAAGGAAGACCTAAAATGTCGTGTGGTGTCGTGTATGCACCCGATGACGTGTACCCATTCACACCACCATAAAACGCAAACGTGAAATCGGATGCAGCCGTGAATGTGATTTCATTTACAGTCGTGTCATAAGACGAGCCTGTGAGAATGGTAGACTTGGCGACAACTTCATCTGCAAGTTCTGTACCGTCATAGTTTCCGTTTGCAAGAGATATAGTTTCACTCGTAGATGCCGTGTTTATAGTGAATGTATTGTTTCTTTCGTGTATCAATAATTGACTATTATGTATACGTGCGGATACGAGTGCGATTTTAGATACATCGTATACTGGGTTTTTCAGGTCTATGACGTAATCACCAGAATTAGGGTACAGAATAGGGTCTCGTTCACCACTATCTATATCTAAGGTATGGACCTTCATTAAAATACATGGACAATATTTTAATGAGTGTATTACTCTAAAAATTAGGTTAATTTAGCAAAAGTGATGAGCGAATGGGTTTTTCATGAGTTGTTGCTTTGCAACCGATAAACTCGCCTGAGAAGCGTGTGGATTTTCATTACCCTTGTATGGGTTCAAATCGTGATACGATGAGTTCGTGTATTGTTGTGTCCATCCAGCGCTTTGTGGGTTCACACGACCATCGATGCGAGTCGTATCCGAGCGAACCGAGCTAAGCATACCACCTTGGTTGAGTGCATCAGCTCGCACATTCATGCGACCAGGGTTCGATGCACGATTTGGTTTCGCACGACGTTCGTCTGGACGGAAACCATACTTGGAAAGCTCTTCAACGGTGTACCCATTTCCATATACACGCTTTTCGCCGATAGTTGCGGCTGGGGATTCGAGGTATCCGTGTCTAAAGCTATGGATACCGGGTTGTGGTTGATTCGTGTACGTGTACTGCTCCATGTTACCATCCTTCTTGTTTCTGGTTGGGTCTTGGCTTACGGTGCTCGCTGGAACGAATCTCTTTGCTGGAGCCACATTAAGTGTATCTGTTCGGAGACCAGTTTCCGAACGGTTAGTCGTACGCTTTGTTTTTTCGTGTTCACCTCGCGCGGTGCGACCAGACATACCTTGGGCACGCCCAAGAGTCGTTGGAAGGCGTTCTGGAAGGAAGGCGGTCTTTTCTGGGCGATTGTGGGATACCAAACCAACAATACCACGGCGTCCACCCTTGGTGTCATGGGCTGGACCAGCTCTACCTGGGAGTGTGGTCAATCGATATGCGCCCACATTTTCTGGGTTCACACGTAGCATTTGCTGGAAACCACCATACGAAGCCACTGATGGATCGACGCCGAGACCTGGACCAACCAACTGTTTCTCTACTGGAGAAATGTTGTTCATTTTGTTATTGTCCACAAAGTACTGATCGGCACGGTTTCGCATTTCTTGTCCACTCGTTCTGAATTGTGGGGCGATGTCACCAAAGTTGGATACGACAGCTTTTTGAACCTGTATGTCTCCGATTGGGTATTCCTTGACACTCGCCTCACGTGAAATGATGTTTGGTTGTTGTCTAGGCATCTCACGTTCCTCATACATCTCTTTTGGTTGGCTCAATTTTCTGCCTGCATAGATGAGACCTGCGATAGCTGCGACAGATATGGGATCAGCCATTCTTATTTCTTAGTGACATTTTTATTTAGGTACCTTTGCTGAAACAAACCATTCTGCACCTCTGTGCGCGTGCTCATGGGTTCGTACGACATCGATTGCAATGGGAGTTTGCACTCCATATTTTGAAGAGGGAACAAATTTTGTTCATACGTTTTTGCGAGTACCTTATTAAAGCGAGAGGTGGATTGTGGGCGAAGTTGGTCGCTCGTTTCAATGAATTCCGCTGGAGCACCCTTACCCGCCATGTATGGAGCCGTGCCATAAATCATGGTGTTCGGGCGACCAGAACCATAATTCAAGGTGCTGGGCTGAGGGTATACGAAAACTTCTTCTGTAGCACAATTTACTGGAACGGCTGGATTTTGAACCAACTTAAGACCGGGCTGTAATTGGTAAGCCATTTTATTATTACGTGAGATTTATTTATGCAACCGCCCCACGGTGCATACCACTTCGTTTGTCACCGTTTGGATCGAGGCCAGCGAAGGCTTCGAGTTGCACCCCACGTGCATCTGGATTACACATGGAACCATCAGACTTACACATGGGCGCGTTCTTCTTGCCGTATAACCATTCCGCAAATTTGGTTTGGTCACCTGGAATAGAAGACACTGGTGCAGACACGAATTGTCGCGCGAGAGCGTTTTGTTGATACATAGGCATCGTCGATCTCGAACGAGCTGGACCAAATGGTGTCTCACCAACCACAAACGAATCTACGTCAGCGCGCACGGTTGGGTACGAACACGCTGGGCGTCGGTTGGGGTCGTCACCCATGAGTACATTCGCCATTGGGTTATCTGATGTTGGTAATTGACACGCGTCATTTCCATTTGTGTAGAATTCGGTGGAGCCGGCAACACCCTCCTTGACCATACCTGAACGTTCCATAACATAAAGAACGCCTATCGCAGTCGAGGCTAAAACAAAAATCCGGACATCGCGTTTGATAAGGTAGTGAATGCACGCTGCGTATATGATGAACCTGGACCCAGCGTTCACACGCTGCGCTGAAGACTGGACATTTGTTGGCCAGAATTCGAGAATCTTGTCACTTCGCACAAGTTGTTTTGGATCTTGAAACCAAGAGCTCATTTATATATAGTAGTTTTATTTTTTCAACATGCCACCCAACATGCCTTGCATGGTCTTCATGAGAGCAGACTCATCGATATTAGACCCATCCATATCGAGTTGGTCGGCACATTGCTTTGCAACCTTTTCAATCATAGAAAGTGTGTCTTCTGGGATAGAACTGATAGTCGTGCCGAGCATGTAGAGAGTCTGGATGTATTGCCAGATTGCATCCTTCGTACCAGCCGAAATACCCGCCCAGTGTTCTTCGAGCTTCACATCCTTCAAGAAATCAAGATTCTTCGCTTCATTAATGAAAAACGTGTCATCCTTTGCTGAAATCTTGTCGGCAAATGGCGTAACGCTCGCCATAAATCCGTCGACGACGAGACGGGGATTGGCTGTTCGCATAATTTCGAAGCCAGACATACATTTTTTGATGCCCCTTTCTTCTGGAAACGTCTTGTGAAGTTCCGCAAGAAATTGACCCATCATATCGTTGAAAGCATTTATGGAACTCATATTTACTGTAAAGTATACTATTCATATCTTTAAGTAAATGGTTCCGTCGATATGGTTTCCTTACCTCCTATACCATTGGATACGATGAAAAACACGAGAACCGCGTTGAGAAACGCGGGTTTAGAATATGCACTCGTTGGGAGCGCACCTTCGTTGTTAAGTTTGGCTTTGACGTGTACGTAGCCGGCTGTGATGATACCCGCGATGATGGCGGCCCAAGCTGGATCTCTTAGGTAGTCTTCGAATTCCATTTAATAGTAACCAACTTTTTTTGCACGGGTTTCTGATGCGTCTGGGAATAAAACCGGTTCATCATCCTCTTGCTCTGGCATCTGTGGAGCTGGTTGATTCGACGTGGATATCGTTTTAAATTCAGAATCAAATGGGGATGCTGTTTCTTCTGGTTCTTCGTGTACTGGTTCACCCATTGGAGCGTGTTCCTCGTGTTCGTGCTCTTGCTCATGTCCTTGCTCGTGCTCTTGCTCGTGCTCTTCAACTGGGAATGATTCTGGCATTTCATCAACGAAGTCTGGATCCGTGGAATCACCCACGTCGGCATCACCGAGGTCGATGTCTTTGTTTTCTTGTGACATGTATGTTTGCAATATCTGTTGGACTGGGATGAGTTCGCGCACAGATGCTTCAATCGCTACGATGAAACGCTCGAACAATTTATCGTTTCTTACGTATTCGGATTGACTTTCGGAAAAGATGTATGGGTCCTTGTATAAATCCTTGGCCACATTGTTGTAACACGTTTGAATGAAGACTTCATTGCTTGGTAATTTCAATGAAATCTTCTTGTTTTCTTTGCCGAGGCGAACAGATGATAGAATCTTTACGCAGCTCACAAACACGGCTGCGAGTAAATCGTTAAACCACGCACATCGGTTTGCGATGTTATCCGCGTGTTGCTTAGACATGGCATCACTCCAGTTTGGAACTTCCTTCAAGAGTTTCTGGAACATCATGAGCACTTTGCGCCCCTTTGACATGGTGTATGCTTCTTCATACATTTTTTCAAAATTCTCAATCATAACTGGACACATGAGTTCACATAGTTGACCCAAGTATTCACGCTTGGCCTCTACTAATATGTTTAAGTTGTCCATTTATGATAAAGTGAAATTTTTTTACTAGCCTTTTCCCGCATTCCCCCTGTATTTATTCGCGACTTTCTTGAGATTTACAAAAGATGGAAAATCACCAAATTCTTCGGTTGGTGGTGGTTCGTTAGACGGTTTCTTCTTCTTGACCGACCACGTAATAAATATTTCGTGGTCACCCACGAAACGAGTTTGAAATCCACCCAAATCGAGTTGTCGCTTGATGTATTGCGTGGCCTTGATTCTATCGAATGAAGGATATCCTACGACGAATCCGGGTATTTGTATGAATAGGTGCTTGTTCCCAATTTCAACGGTTTGACGTATCTTTTTTGATATTTGTTCATATATTTTAATATATGTCTCCTTTTTCAGCTGATTCTTTTTTTCAGCTATCTTTGAAATCTCATTGACACTGATCATTACATTAGCCAGATTAATTATTTTCTAGCATTTTTGGGCGCCCGTACATGTCTTCTGCTGATAGTACCGTTTTTTCGATGAGAGGGGTGTTCTTGATGTAGTTAAGTTCATTCTCGCGTACCTTCGTGTAATCTTCGAATTCCTTAATGTCGAAATCACTCGTAAACATCTTCGTATCGGTTGGTTTCTTCACATCGAGTGGTTGTGTTCTGAGAGATATCACCACGACGAGTGGGTTGCTTCGACTGACTTCATTCGCATACTTAGTCATGATGAGCTTGACCGCGTCGATTTTACCCGTTTCTTCGTCAATGAATTCAATGGGCACATCGACTGGGTCCACGCCGAGAGTTCGCAAGGTCGCTTGCATGTTATAATCGTTCCAGTTCACACGGTTTGGGTCGTTCATGATTCTCACGTCGGAAGACACCGCGAATGCATATGGGAATCCACCGTGTTTCACGACCATGAACATGCATCTGTATACTTCATCACCTGTGGCGATGTGTTTAAATTTTCGAACTTCGGATGTTTGTACGATGTATGTGCACAATCCAGTCAACTCGGATACACGTTTATTCACCGCGAGGACGATCTTTTCCATGACATCATTCGACACCTTCACGTTTTCGACCCGTTCATATTCACTGAGATTGAGTTCATTCTCGTCGATATCGACAGTATCCTTCTTATCAGAGAACCGTTCCGTCCTGGACATCAAAAAGAGAACAAGGAGTATCAACACTACCAAGACGAGTATAGTCATTAATATACCCGCACAAAAATTTTATACCGACCGATGCCTACACGTAATTGTAAAATTTATCATTTTTATTAGTATTAATTTATCATAAAATATTGAACATTATCATAAATTTATAAATAATAAAATGTAGTGTTGAAAATAAAATCAAGAAAAAAAAATATTTTTTTAAAAACTTTCTTTTTAAAAAAGAAAGTGTAAAAAATAAAAAAAATTTTTTTTGATTTACATGTAAGATTTTTTTACCCAATTTCGATCCATCTTGAAAATTTTAGACAATTTTGGGTTTGTGCTCTTGAACAGTATCATGAGTACATTGAGACGTCTAAATAATCCAAGGGGTGGTTCACCTGCACGAATGACGCGAGCGAGTGCGCGGTGTCGGGCGAGTTCACTTTTATCGCGGACGTCACTGTATCCGTGTTCAGACAGTTTACCATTCGAACGTATGGGGATGATCACTTTCTTCATATACGTATTACAATATTTTTAATCGGTGCGCGAGAATGTCAACAAATTTTTACCAAGCTATCTTAAATGTCTCTATTGATATACAGTCCAAAGTGCAGTCATAGCTTGGACCTCATTGACTACATCAAGAGACAACCTCAGTTATCTCAACTCGTTGGATACCACAACATCAATGTCAAGGGAATTCCACCACAGTATAAACACAAGATAACGCGCGTTCCTACCATGTTAACAAAGAATGGTAAATTCCTCGTCGGTAACGAAATTCGAAATTGGCTCGAGTCTCTTCTTCCAGTCGACGAGATAGAAACGTGTGGATTTGGTGGGTGCGCTATGACCACATTCGACGGAGAAACGAACGCGGATATATTCAATTTGGATGACTACGGTCGAACACTTCAACCCGCCATGACACCGGATCTCGAAGAAAAAATAAACCGCGACGTTTCACAAACCTATAATAACAATATAAAGAATTAAGGTGATCTATATAGAGATGCCATGAAGCTCGCAACTATACAGGCGAGTGCCATAAAATCTACTTTCGAGGTACTGAAAGACATACTCAATGATGTAAATATATACTTCAAACCGAGTGGTGTATACATCACAACGCTCGATACAGCACGAACTTCGCTCGTCGATATGTTTTTATCGTCGGATAACTTTGAAGAATATGAATGCGAACACGAAATCGTGGCTGGTATCAATGTTTCTAATACATTTAAACTGCTAAAGTCTATCACAAATAACGATGTACTCATGATAAACATCGAATGCAGAGAATTCATGAACATCGAGATACACAGCGAGAATAAGAAAACATCCACAAAGTTTGCACTCAAACTCCTTGATATCAACGAAAATCAAATCGAAGTACCTGAAATGACTATGACGACCGTGACACCAATGCCATCCGTGGATTTTCAGCGAATTTGCCGCGACATGTATAACATCGGGAACGACATAGAAATCACGCGAGATGGTACTGCACTTCAACTGCGGTGTATGGGTGATTTTGCAAATCAAGAGACGGAAATACAATGTACGGAAGAGAGCACATGTATATCTGGTACATATTCTCTTCGGTACATGAACATCTTCACGAAAGCTACGAGCATGTGTTCTACGGTACAAATCATGCAAGAAGACAAGAATCGTTTTCTTATATTGAAATATAACGTGGCTAATTTAGGTGATTTGAAATTCTATCTCGCGACTAAAGAACCTGGAGATCAGTAATGTATCCGGTGCGCGTACACACAGTTTTTGTTTTTCCAATTACGTTCTGTATTCGTATCTTTGGATACATGGTTTCGAGCGTCTCTTCATCGTAATAAAGCATGTCACATATGCGAACCTGTTCTCCATTAAAATCGCCTCGCGGTCCACTATATCTTCGTATCTTACCTAACACATCCTTTACCGGTTTATCATCGGTATCTACGAGATACGCGGATTCTAACGGAATGTTAAATACCATACCCGGTGTATCGGGTGGTGGCCATTCATGTTTAGTATTATACGTCAAGTACTTGTACAATTTATCATTGTACCAGTATTTGATCCGAACGATAGTCTTGTCTACGTTGTCTGGGACTGTCTCCTTCCTGTAGTTTGTACCTTTCAAGTCAACGTAATGCTCATTGAAGAGATTGTCCCATTTTTTTGACTCGCCTTCCCAAAATTCACCATCGGTTTCATATGTCTTCTCATTATCTGTGAAGTATTCCATGGACGCGTGATGAATGTGATAATTTGGAATGGATACAAAATTTTTATACGTATCGTAAATCCATACGATTACGGTAGTTAAAAGATTGCGTAGCATTCTAATTAATCTATGGAGGGAAATTTTTTAAGTCGATATAACAACAAAATAGATGCACTGAAGCAGTCTATAGAAAATGACCCCCAAAATCGTTCCGAATATGAACGAGATATGTCAGAATATATCATAAAATGTATGCCATACATGAAACAACACACTGAAGATATAGATCTCGAGGTCACGACGGATAATGTGTTTAACTGTAAGGTGACAGTTGGTTTACAACGAAAGGATATATTTACAAACTATCTCGCCGACGTAGAAAATCTAACGGTCGATAAAAAGATTGAAAAGATACGGGACGTGTGTCCAACGTGTCGAGATAGCAACATATTTCACTTCGCTGAAACGAGTGAACTTGTATGTGATAGATGTGGTCTAGTATTAGCGTGTCTCATTAGTGAAGAATTAACATATAGAGAAGAACAAGAGACGTCTGAAAAAGTAGTGAATTATTCGTATAAAAGGGAGAATCACTTCAATGAATGGTTATCTCAATTTCAGGCACAGGAGACGACAAATATACCACCAGAGGTCATAGAACAATTGCGGAATGAACTCAAGAAGATTAAAATCAAAGCACTCGAAGAAATAACACACGCACGAGTACGAAGCCTCTTGAAAAAGCTAAAATTAAACAAGTATTACGAACACGTACCATACATAGCAAACATATTGAGTGGTATAAAACCACCTAGAATGCCACAAGATTTAGAAGAACGTCTTAGAATCATGTTTAAGGATATACAGAAACCATTCGATGATAACTGCCCTTCAAACAGACGTAACTTTTTAAGTTATTCATACGTTTTGTATAAGTTTTGTGAACTCTTGAGTCAAGATACGTACCTACAATATTTTCCACTTCTTAAAAGTAAGGAAAAGTTATACCAACAAGACATCATATGGAAGAAGATATGCGAAGATCTTAAATGGGAGTTTATACCAACGGTATAAAGAAAAGAAGGTACATTCCTATACATGAATATATACGAACAGTTTTGTGTAGATGAAGCAAAGTTTTACCTAAACAAAGCGAATGAAATCCTAACCAAAGACATAAACGACCCTAAAAAGTATTATGAAGAAACGCTACAAAGTTATAAAGATCTCGCGAGACTCTTTCCATTCATTCTTGCAATGCGATTCGCCGAATTTCACATTCCCTCTCCGGAAACGGCGGAAAATTTATCAAATACGCAGTCTTCAAACCAGTCAACCGAAGATAATTCCTCCCTTGAACCTCAGCCGAGTCATTTAAGGTTTTAATCGTCTTAAATTCGAGAACCGTCTCGTTGTTTATGATGATATCAGCCCTCAAGTTACCTATCACGTGCCCATTAAACGGTATTGGAACGATGCGTTCCGATTCATACGGTACACCCTTCGAACGAAGGAGAACTTCCATTGCATTGTGATATACTCTCTCACTGTATCCCGGACCCAGTTGAGAATATATCTCTCGCGCGAGTGAGTCTACGTATTCACACATACCATTATAATGAGTGTTATTTTTAAGCAATGTGGGTACACTCCCTGGCGAATAAAAATGTATGGTGATTACAAATGTCACCAGCCCCATTCGTTGATGTCAGGAACATCAAAACTGCGAGTAGTCCTCGATTTAAGAAGAGTGTCGAAGCCCTTAAGAAATTGTCACTCGACGCGATTCAAAAGGGGAAGAGTACACTCAACAAGGAAGTTAAATTTTATGAACTCATGAAAATGCGCGAAAAAAACAAGGGCACTGCCGTGTACGTCAAGTTATTCTCCGATGTTCAAAATGCGCTCAAGGGAAAAACGACACCCAATAGTTTAAAGAAAAGAACACCAAAGAGTACATGATGTCGTGTGGTGTTTGCTGTGAACGTTTCAACAAAACAAATCACAAAAAAGTATCCTGTCCTTTCTGTGATTTTGAATCATGTAAAACATGTTGTCAAACATATTTATTATCCACTTCAGAAGATCCACATTGTATGAGTTGTAAAAAAATACACAACCGAGAATTCGTGGATACATTCTGTACAAAACGATTTAGAAATACAGAATACAAAAAGCATAGGGAACAAACCTTATATGAACGAGAGTTGAGTCGTATGCCAGAGACGCAACCACACGTACGTCGCATCTTACGCCGAAGAGAATTACAAGCACTCAAGGCTGAGATGTCAACCCTTTACATGAAATCGAGAAGACGATATTACAACGCCGCACAAACGAGTGGTAAATATGTAGACCACTATCTCACAATGTCTATATTTTCAGAACGCGCGTATGAATTCATACAAAAAGAATTGCTCGCATTGAACAACATTCCCATGGATTCGACGGAAAGGATCGTAAAATTTACACGAGGGTGTCCGCGTGAAGAATGTCGCGGATTTCTCGATGATTTGTGGAAGTGTGGTATATGTAATACTGCATTTTGTGAAATGTGCAACGACGAATGTACACACGATCACGTGTGCGATGAAGACGTCGTTAAAACCATGAAGCTCATTAATCGCGATACGAAACCATGTCCAAAATGTAGTACTATGATTCACAAGATAGATGGGTGTGCACAGATGTGGTGCACGACGTGTCAAACAGCATTCGATTGGCGTTCTGGAATGGTCGAGACGGGACGTGTACACAATCCGCATTATTTTGAATTTAAAACTAGGAACCGAGATAACGGTGATATACCATGTGGTGGTCGACCGAGTTATATGGAACTCGTGGATAACAACGCGTCATCTAGAATAATGGCATTAAACACGGCGGTCGGTATATCCGAGTACAATCTAGCATATAAATATGGATTTACATACGATGATAACCTGAATCTACGTATATCATATCTCATGAATGATATAACAGACGATGAATTGAAACGTGAACTTCAGAGACGTGACAAACATAACGAAAAGAACACGGATATACGAAACATATATCAGATGTTTATTGATACCGGAAGTGATCTATTGAGACAATGGATGATAGAACCACACCGAGAAGACGAAATAGTAGAAACTGGATTTCAATTAGCAAAGTATACAAATGAGGTCATCACTCGTATACGTGAAAGATATGTGTGTCAGGTTCCTAGATACATATTTCTCAGTAGATAACAGATATTAATGCAATTTTTACGCTCAATGTTTACTCTTCCACAAATCACATATAGAGAGCCAATTGTCATACATAATATAATCACACACGAAGAATGTGAGTATATCAAATCTAGAGCATTACCTAAACTCAGATCATCGACGGTATCCGATGATATGATTATAGATGATACGATTCGACGAAGTGAAACCGCGTGGTTACACACAGATGACCCAGTAATACATACTATAGTTAATAAGTGTCTAAAATATACAAATAAGCCATGTGAAAATTGCGAAGGTATACAGGTACTCAGATACAAACCCCGTGGGTTTTATACGGTACATCAAGATGCAACAAACGCGCATAAAAATAAACGCATGCATACATTCATACTCGCCTTGAATGATGAGTATGAAGGTGGAACTACATATTTTCCCGTCTTGAAAAGGCGGTACAGACTACATAAGGGTGACGCACTTTTCTTTGACACACTTGATAATCGTGGTATGATAAATAATAAATCCTTACACACGGGCGAAGAAGTCAAGCGCGGTGAAAAATGGATATGTAACGTATGGGTGCGCCAAACTAAATATCGCCTCTAGCGCGTAACTTTTCGCGGTTCTGCATGTGAAGTGCTTCTACATCCGCTTTATTCTGTCCAACATATGGGACTGCATATCCTTCGTCGCACATCCACTTGTTTACATTTGTCCATTGACCACCTTCTGATACCCACACTTCTGCTAAAATGCGACCAAATTTTCCTCGTGAGTCCTTTTCTGGGCATCTGAGTTCGATCTCTATATCATCCTTCTCAGATTCTATGGCCTTGAGGCACCACTCTTTGAGTTTCTTCTTCGAAAGAAGACCGAAGACTTTTTCTTCTGTGTTTGACGTGCGAGACTCGGGTGTATCGATACCGAGCAAACGCACGCGTTGCTTGGTGCATACATCGAACCCGAGGTCAATCGTCACATCTATCGTGTCTCCATCAACAACCTTTTCTAAGGAAGAGACGCGGTAAATGAATTCACAGGGTTCTTGGGCGTAGGTGGACATATACTATGGGTTAGATTATAATTGATTTAATATTTTATTCATTCGTTTACGTGCGATTTCAGTATTCTTGTCATTCTTCGCCTTGTTTACTTTCAATTTAAATCGTCCTAACTCACCCATTTGCGTGATTTTGTTGAGCTCAGTTTTGAGATCTCTTCGTACTTTGCCAAATGCACCACCTATGGTAAAATTACCATTTGGTCGTCTGGAATTTATTAAATTTCTCAATTTATTCTTTTCGAGTTCAATCATCTGTCTCTTTTCTTGATTCAATGTATTACCCATGCGCTGAAACGCCGCAGTTGCGTTGAAATTTGGTTGTTTCTCGCTACGCAGTTGTGCGCGCATATTTTTGGCAGATTTACGAGCTTGTGCTAATTGAATTCCGGCACGACTCTGGTTGAGTGTCGTATTTGATAACTTTTGTTGAAGCTCTTGTCGTTGACCAATGAGTCCTTCGACCACACCTCTCGCTACACCAACTTCTTTGCGTAATTGTCCACGTTGTTGTTGAACATTTCTCAACTTTTGTCTGAATGCATTCTTTTGTTTAGATGTATTGTTTAATTTAGTCTGTAAAAGTTGTTTTTCTACAGCCTTACCCGCACCTTGGAATCTCGATTTCGCAAGGTTTGACAACGCCTGTTGCCGTTGACCAACGAGTCCTTCGACCACACCTCGCGCGACACCAATCTCTTTTTGAGC